ATTATCTTCTTGCTCGTGTAAAACATCCTATTGGGGATGACAACTTATCCTATGGGTTGCTTGCTTTAAACAATGCAGCACTCGCGTCTACTAATAATACGGCTATAGGGATGAGGTCACTTGAAGGATTAAGCACAGGAAATTTCAATACGGCAGTAGGCATTGACTCCGGAGGGTCTTTATCTACCCCAAGTTTCAATACCGCAATAGGGGCAAGTGCGTTGTCAGGGTTAGCAGGAGATGGCAATACGGCAGTAGGTAGACAGGCTCTACAAATAACCGGTGGAGTTGGCAATACGGCAGTAGGTAGGGATTCCTTGTCTTCGGTAGGAATTGCAGATAACAATACGGCAGTAGGGTCTTTTTCGGGTATATCTATTACTTTAGGTAGTTCAAATGTTGTTATTGGAAATAGTGTGGGGGGGGCCATCACTACACAAAGCTATAATGTAGCCATTGGAACAGAGGCTATGAGTATCGGAGCAGGAAATGATGGGATTGCTATTGGGAGCAGAGCGAATGGTAACGCCGGGGATTTCAACATTGCCATTGGAACAGACTCTATGGCAGCGGGAGGGCTTTTTAGTGAAGCCATCGGTATAGGTCATAATGCCATGCTCGATGGCGGTCCCAATGATATTGCTATAGGAACCAATGCACTATCAACGCCCACCGCCGGGAACAATATAGCTATTGGCACGGGTGCTTTCGCCGGATTCGTTGCCATACCTCCAACTCAGGATAATATAGCTATAGGAGTAGAGGCATTAAATAATCCGGCGATAGCATTAGGGCAACGAAATGTCGCTATTGGATATCAAGCCCAACACAATTTCGCTAACGCCGTGGACTCTATATGTCTTGGCTCAGGAGTGGTAATTCAGAGAACAAATGAATTTAGACTTTCTGATAATATTAATGAGATTAATATAGGAATCGGATTTGCGAGTCAAGCATTTCCTTTAGGAACCAAGGTGTTTCCCGATAATAACGCGGCGCAAGTAGCGGGGTTATTGGTGGGGGATTTATATGTAGTTGACCCTATTGTTCTTGGACTACCACCTCTTGGCGGGGCGGCGCCTCCGGTGGGGCAAGGGCCTGCAATGTTGGCAGTAGTATATTAATTAATGGATATAAGAAAAATATCCGTAGGGCCCGACTATAAGTCGGGAGCGATGCATTATATTGTAGGGCAATCCGTATTGGGGGATGGGTTTTCCATTCATCTAATACAACATGATGATAGAGCCGACTCTATAAAGATTTGGATTGTAAAAGATAAAGAAGTGCGCTTATGGAAGGAATTCAAAGCGCCAATACCGATTGCTATAGAGTATAATATTAATTTTTAGCATGAACTTTATAAAGTTTACGCTTATATGGATAAGCCAAAACCTTGCTATCCCTTTTTGGATGGTAGGCCATATTCACTTATCCTTAAATGTTTTTGAGGATATACATGAAATAGGGGCTTCGGTAGGCATGAATATTATAGTTTTTATAGGATTTATTTTAGATTATAAACAAACCACAAAATGAAATCTCCATTTTTTTTTATTATTAAGCCACACAAAGGAAAGAGATATGATAATACTAAAAATATTGGCGGATTGGAAGTCATCACTAGCACCGACACAGAAGACCATCGTTTTTCTAATCGCTATGCCAATGTAGTAGAAACTCCTGTAGGTTACAAGGGAGAAATACAAAAAGGAGATACTCTTTTAGTACACCATAATGTATTTAAGTACTATTATGATATGCAAGGAAGAGAGAAAAGTGGCCGCAGTTTTCTTCGTGATGACATGTTTTTTATTGATGAAGACCAATTCTTTTTATATAAACATAAAGGAGAATGGAAATCGCATTCTAAATACTGTTTTATTGAACCTATAGCAGAACAGGAATATTATCTAACCAAATTCACGAATGAAGAACCATTAATGGGAAAGATTAGATATATTAATGAAGAATTGTTAAATTTAGGTTTAAAAGTGGGAGATATAATTTGTTATACTCCTCATTCAGATTATGAATTTATAGTTGATGGAGAAAAATTATATAGAATGTTTACTAATAACATATCAATTAAATTAAATGAAACCTACAGATATAAAACTAAAAATAATTGAGGCAGGAGAACAAGCCGTTCAACATCTCATAAAGGTAGCTAAAGAAGATATTATTAAGCCCGACCCTGAAGATGACTTGGCTTCCGATAGATTAAAAAATGCTGCTGCCACAAAGAAGCTATGTATTTTTGATGCTTTTGATATTCTCAATAGAATAGAAGAAGAAAGAGAAAACATCGCCTTATCCATAAATGGTCGTAGTGATATTGACATAAAACAAGGATTTGCAGAGCGAAGGTCAAAATAAATTATATGGAATAGTAAAAGATATTGTTCCAAGTGGCGTTATTAAACGAAAGAATAATAATCGGTCTTGGATTTATGGGTATAATGAAAAATATGATATAATAGTTATCTCCAAAAATGGAACCATTGGAGAGATATATAACATAAGTGGGCTATATATAGCTTTACCATCTATTCCTAAAAAAGTATCCTCAAGGATACCAATAGAACAGTATTGGGAACGCATTCCCCAACCTAAAAGATTAAAGAAAATAAAAACCATCTTTCAATGGAATGAGATGCCAAGTGCCTTTAAGGCGCAATGGGTAGATTATATTGAAGCAGAGTTTGATAAAAGAGAACAAGGACATTGGTTTGCGAATAAGGGCACACCTACCTATATGACCGGGTCTCATTATATGTATCTTCAATGGACAAAAATCGATATAGGATATCCTGATTTTAGGGAAGCAAATCGTTTGTTTTTTATTTTTTGGGAAGCATGTAAAGCTGACGAGAGAAGCTTTGGTATGTGTTATTTAAAGATTAGGAGGTCAGGATTCTCATTTATGGGGTCTTCAGAAGCAGTTAATAATGCCACTCTAGCTAAAGACTCTCGTATAGGAGTATTATCAAAGACGGGGGCAGATGCTAAGAAAATGTTTACAGATAAGATAGTTCCCATCTCAAGCAATTATCCCTTCTTCTTTTCTCCCATACAAGATGGCATGGATAAACCAAAAACAGAATTAGCATATAGAATCCCTGCCGCTAAGATTACTAAAAAAAACATGTATAATATATCTCATAATGAACTTGATGGGTTAGACACTACTATAGATTGGAAGAATACCGCTGATAATAGTTATGATGGAGAAAAACTTCAGCTTTTAATACACGATGAGTCCGGAAAGTGGATGAGGCCCGATAATATTCTAAATAATTGGCGAGTAACGAAGACTTGCTTGCGTTTAGGGTCACGAATTATTGGCAAATGTATGATGGGGTCAACTTCTAATGCGCTCGATAAGGGAGGAGATAACTTTAAAAAGTTATTTGAGGACTCTAATATAGAAAAACGAAATAGCAATGGACAAACAAAAAGCGGTCTTTATAGCCTGTTTGTTCCTATGGAGTGGAATTTTGAGGGATATATTGATAGGTATGGAATGCCTATACTTAATACTCCTTCATCTCCCATTAAAGGTATTGATGGAGGAACTATTAAGATGGGAGCCTTACAGTATTGGGAGAATGAAGTAGCATCTCTAAAGCATGACGCTGATGCTCTTAATGAATTCTATCGGCAGTTTCCAAAAACTGAATCACATGCTTTTCGTGATGAGAGTAAACAGTCTCTTTTCAATCTAACGAAAATATACCAACAGATTGACTATAATGATTCTTTAATAACAGAACACTTCTTAACTCGCGGCTCTTTCCATTGGAAAGATGGCATTAAAGATACTAGTGTGATATGGACCCCCAACAATCATGGTCGGTTTCTTATTTCATGGATTCCTGCTCAACACTTACAAAATAGAACACTTCAAAAACGAGGTCGCAATTTGCCGGGCAATGAACACATTGGCTCTTTTGGGTGTGACTCATATGATATATCCGGAACAGTAGGGGGGCGTGGCTCTAATGGGGCATTACATGGACTAACTAAATTCAATATGGAAGATGCTCCTAGCAATGAGTTTTTTTTGGAGTATGTAGCACGGCCACAGACGGCAGAGATATTTTTTGAAGAAGTGCTTATGGCGTGTATTTTCTATGGTATGCCAATATTGATTGAAAACAATAAACCAAGATTATTATATCATTTTAAAAATAGAGGATATAGGGGGTTTTGTCTTAATCGCCCTGATAAAGTATTTAATAAATTATCAAAAACAGAAAAAGAATTAGGTGGTATACCTAACTCATCTGAAGATGTAAAACAATCACATGCATCAGCTATAGAGTCATATATTGAAAAGCATGTAGGTATAGACTTGCAAGGTGTTTATAGAGATTCTGATGAGATGGGGTCTATGAAATTTACACGAACATTAGAGGATTGGGCAAAATTTAATATTAATAATAGAACTAAATTTGATGCTACTATAAGTTCAGGGTTAGCGATAATGGCTAATCAAAAGCACATGTATACCCCTCAAAAAGAACAGTCAAAAATAAGCATTAACTTTGCAACATATAATAATAAGGGTAGTTTAAGTGAAATTTTGAAATAATGAAAGAAGTAGAAATAAATATCAATCCGAGTGGGTTTCCTTCTCAGTTTGTGTCCGATGCTGAGAAAGCAACATTTGAATATGGATTACAGATTGGACAGGCTATTCAATATGAATGGTTTAGAAGAGATTATAACAATTGTCGATTTTATGACCAATGGGCAAATTTTCATAGACTTAGATTATATGCTCGTGGAGAACAATCTATAGCCAAATATAAAAATGAGTTAGCTATTGATGGAGACTTATCATATCTTAATCTTGATTGGACTCCTGTTCCTATCATCCCTAAATTTGTAGATATTGTTGTTAATGGTATGTCAGACCGTCTTTTTAAAGTAAATGCATATGCACAAGATGCCATGTCGGCGGCTCATAGAAGCAAATATCAAGATGAAATAGAAGGCCAAATGATTGCTAAAGATATTCTTACCGTAATATCTGAAGAATTCCAAGTAGATACTTTCTCAATGGACCCCGATAACTTACCCAATACTGATGAAGAGTTGTCATTATTTATGCAACTAAATTATAAGCCTGCCATCGAGATTGCTGAAGAAGAGGCTATAAATACTATGCTTGAAGATAATCATTATATAGATACGCGTAAGCGCATGGATTATGACCTCACTGTTTTAGGTATAGGAATAACGAAAACTCAATTCCTTCCGGGAGCAGGTGTGACTATTGATTATATAGACCCTGCCAATGTTATTTACAGTTATACTGAAGACCCTCATTTTAAAGATTGTTTTTATTGGGGAGAAATAAAATCCATTCCTATAATTGAGTTAATGAAAATTGACCCCACACTTACAAATGATGACCTTGACACTATATCACAGTACTCACAGGCTTGGTACAATTATTATAATGTAGCACAGTTTCAGGAAAATAGCATTTTTTATAGAGACACTGCTACAGTCCTTTACTTTAATTATAAAACTACCAAAAAAGTTGTTCATAAAAAGAAAGTAAGCGAAGGAGGTGGAGAAAAGGTAATTGAAAAAGATGATACCTTTAATCCCCCGGACGAAATGATGGAAGAGGGGAATTTTGAAAAGATAGAGAAAACCATTGACGTATGGTATGATGGTGTAATGATTATGGGGACCAATATAATATTAAAATGGGAAATGGCTAAAAATATGGTGCGACCAAAGTCAGCTACCCAACATGCGCTCCCCAACTATATTGCCGTGGCTCCACGAATGTATAAAGGAAGGATAGAGTCTTTGCTTCAAAGGATGATACCATTTGCTGACCTTATTCAGATTACCCACCTAAAACTCCAACAAGTAATTTCTAGGATGGTCCCTGATGGCGTGTTTATTGATGCTGATGGGCTTAATGAGGTGGACTTGGGGACAGGTAATGCCTATAATCCTGAAGATGCATTACGCCTTTATTTCCAAACGGGCAGTGTAATAGGAAGAAGTTACACTCAAGAGGGAGAATATAATCATGGCAAAATTCCCGTCACTCAGTTGACCGGAAATACAGGACAACAAAAAATGCAGGCTCTTATTGGAAACTACAATCATTATATGGATATGATACGAGCATGTACAGGTTTAAATGAAGCAAGAGATGGAACAACTCCCGACCCTTATTCTCTTGTAGGTGTACAAAAACTTGCTGCTCTTAATTCAAATGTTGCGACTAGACATATTTTAGATGCAAGTCTTTATTTATTAAGGTCATTAGCAGAATCTTTATCTTATAGAATAGCTGATATATTAGAGTATGCTCCTTTTAAAGAAGAGTTTGCAAATAAGATAGGTAAATATAACCTTAAAGTTCTTGAAGACATTAAAGACCTATATATTTATGACTTTGGCATTTTTATTAGAGTTGCTCCCGACGAAGAAGAAAAAGCTATGTTAGAAGGGAATATACAAATGGCTCTACAACAGAAAGATATTAATCTTGAAGATGCTATAGATATACGTGAGATAAGAAATATTAAGATGGCAAACCAATTGCTAAAAGTTAAGAGACGTCAGAAACAACAGTATGATGAGAAAATGGCAATGGAGCAACAAGCCATTCAGCAGCAAGGACAACTGCAATCTCAACAGATGGCGGCACAGGCGGCAATGGAAAAGATACAACTTGAAGGGCAAACGGCAATGCAAATTAAACAAGCTGAAGTAGCTTTTGAAATAGAGAAGATGAAGGCGGAAGCAGAAATGAAAAAAATATTGATGGCGGAAGAGTTTAATTATAATAAGCAATTAACAGATGTTAGCGAAAATGCTCTTAAAGAAAGAGAGTCTCAAAGAGAAGGAGCCAAGTCGGAGAGAATAAGTCAGGCTAATACCGAACAGTCTAGGTTAATTGAACAAAGACAAAACAATACTCCTCCTCAACGATTTGAATCCAATGAGGATAGTTTAGATGGTTTTGACCTCGCAGAATTTGAACCGAGATAAGTTACTTAAAAATAGTTGAAAAAAATTTCATAACTTTGTAAATACTAAAATCAAATCAAATGGAAATTAAAGTTAGAGCAGTAGAAGCCGGAGAAGAAAAATCTTCGCAAGAGATAGAAGCGGAATTATTGAGAAAGCATGAGGAAAAGCATGGCGACCCCAATGAGACTACAATTGTTGATAAATTAAAAGAAGAAAACAATACACCTTCTAATAATACTGACTTAAAAGAAGAAGACGTTCTTTCATATATTGGAAATAGATATGGCAAAGAAGTTAACTCTATAGATGAGTTAATGGAAAGGCGTGAGACATCAGAGGAATTACCTGAAGATGTATCAGCGTTCTTTAAGTATAAAAAAGAAACAGGCAGAAGCATTGAAGATTTTATTAAAGTTAATAAAGACTACAATGAAGTAGAGCCTGATAAAATATTAGCCGATTTCTATATGGCAACTGAAGAAGGTTTAGATGCTGATGATGTGCAGGATATGATATCCGAGTTTGCATATGATGAGGATTTTGATGAAGAATCAGATGTCAAAAGAAGGAAGTTAGCTAAAAAGCGGGCTATAACTAAAGCTAAAAATTTCTTTGATGAGCAAAAAGAAAAATATAAACTCCCCCTTGAGTCAAGTACGGGAGATTTTTCTGATAGCGATACCAAAGATTTAGAAAGCTATAGAAAATATCTCGCAGAGTCCAAAAGTGTCGAAGAAGAGGCAAATAAGCGTTCGGATTGGTTTTTAGATAAAACGAACGAAGTCTTTAATAATGATTTCAAAGGTTTTGATTTTAATATTGGAGATAACAAAATTAATTTCTCTCCGGGGTCAGCACAGGATTTAAAACATTCCCAATCGGATATTACTAATTTTATTAATAAATATCTTGATAAGGATGGTTTAATTACTGATGCTACATCATACCATAGGGCATTATCACTTGCTATGAATCCTGATAAATTTGCTAAGTTTTTTTATGAGCAAGGCAAAACGGATGCAGTAAAATCGGATGCTAAGAACTCCAAGAATATAGATATGGAGATGAGGCGTTCCCCTGAAGCGGTTCGAAAAGGAGGATTATCAATTCGTGCGGTAAGCCAAAGCAGTAATAGTAATGGGTTACGCATAAAAAGCAATAAAAGAAATTAATTTAAAAAACATATAAAATTTAAGAAATTATGAGTGTATTACCAACTCCGGGGTTCGACTTAATTCCAAGTGCGGAACGTGTTGCCACCTCGACAAACTATATCACTAATTTCGACTTTTTGAATCAGTATTTACCTGATACATATGAGAAGGAATTCGAGAGATATGGAAACAGAAGTGTTTCCTCGTTTTTAAGAATGGTAGGTGCAGAGATGCCCTCCAATTCTGATTTAATTAAATGGACTGAGCAAGGTCGTCTACATATTAAGTATACGCAATGTACAAGTGCAGCAGGAGCAGGTGCGGCAAATGCCGTTATTACTGTTGCTGACAATCTAACTCCTGCCTTTCCGGGTGGTGGAACAACTACTGCGGGTACGGGCAACATCGCTATCAAAGTGGGTCAAACTGTTATGATTTCTGCTAATGCAGGAGCATCAACTCTTTGGAACAAAGGTATCGTTACTGCCGTGTCAGGACCCGCTCCGGGCGCACAATCCTATACTATAGCTTATTAGGAAACTGCGGGGCAAGCGTTTGGTGCAGCCGTGCAGTATTCCGTTTTTATATATGATTTTGAATTTCAGAAAGCCTTTGATGAGGC